GGATTCGCTTTATCGTGCCCAGGTTCTATTTCCTTGAAAACGGCACGCTGATAATGTGGCTCGGCTATGAGTACTATTTCTGAATGAGCAAAAACAAAGGGCGGTGAAAGCATGTCGCAAACCCTTCAAACCAATATCGTCATCAATGCGACATCCAACGGCTTTGGTGAGATCGGAAACACGCTTTCCGTACTCGGTGCGCAGATAGACGCGGTCAGCCAACACCTGATTAACTTCGGCAAGGACAGCCTCAACGTCTACCAGGATTACGAAAAGAACATGGCCGAGGCGCGGGTAGCGCTGGCTACGATCTACGGCAGGGACACCAAGCAACTAAACGATGTCATGTCTGACCTGGACGTGGCGGCAACCCAATGGGCCAGCAGCACGGTCTTTCACACCGACGATGTTTCCAACGCCATCACAGAAGCGGCCCGCGCCGGTTGGGATTACAACCAGATCATGACCGGCATCCCTGTGGCAATGGAGCTTGCCCAGGCTGGTTCCATAGACCTTTCCCAGGCATTGTATTACATCACGGAAGCGGCGATGGCCGGAGGCATCGCCTTTGAGGACCTGGGCAACTTCGTGGACATGTGGGCTTTTGCGGCGAACAGCAGCAATGGCAGCATCTCCACCTTCGGCGACACCATGCTCAAGCTGGGCAGCGTAATGAACTTCGCGGACAGCCGGGAAGAACTGTTTGCCCTGATTGCGGCCATGCACCAGACCGGCACCGAGGGCAGCACCGCCGCGACGCTGCTGCGCACGGCGATGATGAGCATACTCGCCCCGAGCGGTACGGCTGGCAAGGTGCTGGAACAGCTTGGCGCGACCGATGATGAAATCAACGAGATTCGCCAGGACGCCAGCAAATTGCAGGCGCTTGAAATCCTTGGAGAGCATGGTTTTTCGGCCTTTGACGAAGCGGGACAGGCGAAGCCCATCCTGGAAATCTTCGACGGCCTTGGACAAGCCCTTGCCGACATTGCGGGCGGCTATGACAAGATCGACAGCAACGACACGACGCTGGGCATCCTGGGCACGATCTTCGGAAAACGCGGCATTACCGGCGCTCTGAACCTGATTAACACAATGGAGTACGCCGTGCAGTTGAGAGATCAGCTTCTCGGCGGCGACGCGGAGGGTTACGGGGAATACGCGGCCCAGACCATGATGGGCACCCTTTACGGTTCAGTGGAGACCTGGGGCAGCAAAGTCGAAAAGCTGAAGCAGAAAACCGGCGAAGCCCTGGCCCCACAGCTTGAAGATGTGCAGGAGATACTCGGCGGCATTGTGGACAGTCTTTCGTCACTGGACACTGGCACATTCAATGCGCTGGTGGCGGGTCTGGAAGTCATCGCCGCCGCAGGCCCCGGCCTGATGATCGCGGGCGGTGCTTTCAGGTTTCTTGCCTACGCACTGACACCAGCCGGAGGCATCGGCCTATCCCTGGTGGCATTGGCAGCAGCGGCAGCGGCAATCAACGAGCTGGAAAAGGCCGACTTTGAAAGCAAATTCGGTGACCTGGAGCTGGATTCATCAGGCGTTCAGAACTACGTCCAGCAGCTCAGTCAGGATTTCCAGCAGGCATACAGCGATGTCAATCAATTCAAAACCGCGCTGAATGAGGCCGTAACTGCATACACGGACGCCAGCGCATCATTTAAGGAGAGCCTGCTGTCTGACATGCTCACAGACCTCGAAATCAAAGAAGGTTCCGAGGAATACTCTTCGCTGACCGGGCTCGGTGAATCCATGATCGCCGCAGTTCAGAGCGGCATTGAAAACAACTACGCCGCCTTGATGAACAGCATCACCACATCCTTTGCGGAGGGTGGCGACCCGGATCAGGTGAACGACCCGATTTGGGTTCAGATGATGAGTGTCATCGAGCAGGGTATGCAGGCGGACATCGACCGGGCAAACGAGCTGGCCCAGGAGTTGCGCAACGCCCTGACATCCGCCTTGGGCGACGGACACCTGACGGCGGATGAGATTGGCAAGATACAATCTATCATGGACGAGCAGAACGCCCTACTCGCCCAACAGCAGGATCGGGAGCATTACCTGGAGCGCCAGAAATTGCTCCGCAAGGCCCAGACGCTCGGACTTGACGCCATACGGGAGAGTTCGGAACAGATCGAAAAGGAACGCAACGCGGAACTTGAAGATCTGTTGTCCCGCCAGGACGCGGATTATTATGACATGGCCTCATGGTATGACAAGGCCATCGAAAACGGCTGGCAGGTTCCGAATACCGATGGCACGCCCGGCGAACACGCTGCCACCCAGGAGGACAAGAACGCAGCGCTGGGCGCCCTGAAAGACAAGCAAGCGCAGGAGCAATACGCATGGGGCGGTCGTTTCAGCGATTTCCTGATGGGGCTGTGGACCGAGGGTATCACGTCCAGCGATTTAAGCGGCGCTTGGTCGGCGCTTGAACAGTTGGCGGGAGACTTCCGCCAGGCAGGCGGCATCGTTACGCAAGACGCGGCGAAGGACTTTAATTCCCAGGTCGGAGGAAACGAAGCCTGGCAGCTTTCCCAATACCTGACTGATATGGTCAACGCCCTGGGCGGCTATGACGCGCTACAGGGCTATGCGGATTACTTTGCCTCCCAGGGCGACGCCGACATGGCGCAGCGCTATCAGCAGCTCATAGACATGTACGACGCGCTGGGCGGCGCCAATGGTGCTCCCGGAGGAACGGCTATTGCCGGTACCACAGGCCAGGGTGATTACGGGGATATTTCAGGCTCCTACGATCAAATGGCTGCGCTGCTCAAAGGAGCGGGGACCTCCCTGACGCCAGAGGGGCTTATACAAAATTTGCAGGAATATCGGGACGTTATGGGGATGGAACCCGATACTTCGCACTGGTTCGACACGCTGGGCGAGAATCTGTACAATCAGATGGCACAGGCAGCAAGCGACGCAGGCTTCGGAGGAAACATTACCGACTGGCTGGATTCGCTGAATGCCGAGATGGAAGTCACGCCGGTGGTGGACGAGGACGCCCTGGACACCAACCTCGACCCCATCCCCATCGACATTCAGCCGAGGATGGAGGATGTTGACGCCAAGCAGCAGCTTGAAGAACAGGGCGTAGAGGTAACGGTTGAGGGCGATACCACTGCCCTGACGGCCACCATTGACGGCGCGGACGGACAAACCCTGATGGAATACGTTGACGGCGACGCCAGCAACCTTTCGATGTCCATTCAGGATCAGAACGGGCAAACGCTGGTTGAGAATGTCCACGGCAACGCCTCCCATCTGGCATCTGTCATCAACTCCTATGACGGAAAGACCATAACCGTGCATATCCACGGCGTCAAGGACTTCGCCTCTGGCGGTCGCGCTACGGAAGCGTCGATCTTCGGCGAGGCTGGCCCTGAATGGGCCATCCCCGAAAAGCACACCCAACGGACGGCGGAGCTGCTGGACGCCGCGAGAGCGGCCAGCGGATTCACCTGGCCGGAGCTGCTGGCCCGCAACGGTGGCATGAACGCCAACCCGAACAACACGCCGACCACGCTGGTCTACAGCCCGACCATCTACGCCCAGAACGCCGAGGGCGTGGAGGAAAAGCTGATCGCCGACAAGGCGAGGCTTGAAAAGTGGTTCGCCAATAAACAGATGATGGACAGAATGGAGGTCTATTCATGACACTGAGCGGACAAACCTGGAAGTGCAGCGCCGGTGAGACCTTTGACGGTGTTGCGCTTCAAGTGTACGGCGATGAAAACTACGCCTGCGAGCTGTTGAATGCCAACCCGGCATTATCGCTCATTCCGATGTTCACCGGCGGCGAAATCCTTCAACTGCCCGTAGTTGAGGTTGTGCGTACTGACAATGACCCGGACGCCGTGGACTTCATGCCCGCGAAAGCCCCCTGGAAGGAGTGACACCATGCCAACGCCATTTACTTTTCCGCAAGGCTTTGACAGATCCCCGTATTTACCCGGAAACCGGGAAGGAGAAGAACAGGAAACCAAGGCCAAAGCGGGCAAGGCCGGAGAGATTGCTCGCTGGAACAATCACGCATTCAAGGTTGACAAGAAATCCATACGCGGATTTACCAATCTGCAGATCAAGGGTTCGACCGAGACCGAGGACAAGGTTGGCAGCAATCAGAAGTTTGTCAGCCGGAAGAACAGCAAGGCTACCGAGATTACGCTGACCGCCGTATTGAACGCCTCGATGGGCTGCGACGTGCGCAAGGAGGCCATGCAGTTTGTGGCCGAAGCCTATGCGGGCAACAAGGACTTCTTCTACATTGGCAAATCCAAGCTGGCGACCTACAAGCTGATGCTGACGGACGCCACCGTGAAGAATGTTGTCATATCCCCAAAGGGCAAGTGGTTGAGCGCCGATGTGGCCCTGACGCTGAAACAATGCACCCAGAAGAACGGCTCGACCGCAGGCGTGGTTGAAAAATCCGGCTCCGACGGTCATGAGGATTCCGGCGGATCAAGCGGCGGCGGTGGCGGTGGCAGCGGCGGTGGCGGCAGCAAGAAGAAGTCCACCAAGAAAAAAGGGTGGTTCACCAAAACCAAAGAGGCAACGTCGGATGAAAATAGAAAAGGAACCGGCGACAAAGCGAAAGATTGGGTAGATCAGCATTCAAAGAAAGAAACTACTCGAACCGCCCAGGATGAGATCGACAAGCGCAAGAAGCAAGCCCAGCAGGGCCGAACCGGCGGCGGTGGCATGGCGACGCAATAACGGAGGGTGACGCATGGCTGAATATGTGATCGACAATGTTGCCGCGCCCATTGATTTTCAGGAAAGCGACATCCTTCAAAGGACGCTGCAAAACGCGAAAAACCTGTTGATGTGCAGGATGGGCGAAGTGCCCTACGACCGCGCCAGGGGCTTTGACCCATCTCTGTTTCACATGCCCATCAACAAATTGCGCGAGGAACTGCTGCCCGAATTGGACAGACTGATGGTCTATGAGCCGGATGTGGCGGTGGTGGACGCCGAGGCGACGCTGCTGCCGGATTCATCCACGTACATCAAATGCACGGTTGAGATCAACTTATAAGAACAGGCGGTGAGCAATGTCATGGATGATACCGAACTGCACTATGTTACATACGACCCGAAGGAAATATGGCATGAAATGATGATGGCCTACATCGAGGCCGGCGGCGACATCCTATACCCCGGCGACGAGAAGGAGATGCTTCTGCGAAGCGTACTGGCCGATATTGTTCAGCTATTCGCCGGAGTGGATAACGCGCTTCGGATGCAAACCCTGCGCTATGCCATTGGGGATTACCTGGACATCATCGGGGAGCTGCGAAGCTGCGAACGCATAGAGGCCGCCCCGGCCACGGCAACGGTGACCATCGTGACCAACCCCACCGGCGTAAGCGAGACCCTGGACGCGGGAACCGCCATCACCGCGGACGGCGAGCTGTTCTATCTGCTGGACGAGGAAGTGAATCTGTCGGGCTATGAGCAGACCTTCACGGCCACGGTCACCGCTGATCGCAACGGCAGCGTGGGCAACGGGCTTTTGACCGGGACGCAGATGCACATGCAATCCCCCCACCCCGCAATCAACAGCATCACGGCGGCCAGCGACGCGACCGGCGGGCAGGAGCGGGAGGATGACGACACCTACCGCGAGCGCATTCGAGAATACGGACTTGCCCGGATTTCGACCGGCCCGGCCAGCCAGTATGAGGCAGCGGCCAAGGCCGTGAGCAGCGTCGTGGTTGACGCAAAGGCGCTGAACAACGGCGCCGGGAAGGTGGGCGTCTATCTGATTTTGTCAGACGAGACCGGCAAGGACGCGCTGATACAATCCATATACGACGCCCTGAACGCAACGGACGTGCGCCCGCTGACCGATGACGTATCCGTTCAACTGGCAACGGACATCAGCTACACGCTGAATGTGGAGTACATGACGGACACCAGCATGACATCGGTAACATCCCTGGAGCAGGCCGTGAACGAGTATCAGGAATGGCAGGACAACACCATAGGGCTTGCGTTCAACCCTGACCGGCTCATTGCCGCGCTGTATCAGGCCGGGGCAACCCGCGTGATATGGGGTTCCGGGAGCACCTTCAACGGGGATGACGTGGAATACACGCCAATATCCGACACCCAGCGCTGCAAGGGCACGATCACGCTGACGGCCATCTCGTAAAGGCGGTGAAGCGCGTTGTTTACCATCAACATCGAACAGTGGGTGCCCAAATTCATATTGGGCGACAAGAACGGCTATGCGCTCGCCAAGGCCATTGAGGCCGCGCTGAACCGCATGAATCAAATTGTGGATCAGGGCGTTCATTGCATCTGGGATTATGACACGATGCCTGAATGGCGAATCGACGAGCTGGCCTGGGAATACAACATTCCCTACGACTATACGGCGGACCTGGAAATCAAGCGGGAATGGGTTCGCCAGGTTCACGCCATGTCGAGGCTGTACGGAACGCCAGAGGGCCTGACGCGATTCATGGCGGCCTATTTCGACGGAGCCGACATACAGGAGGCCAGGGACTATGACGGCAGCCCGTACCACTTCCGAATGCTTTTCCCGGACACATGGACCCCGAAGAAAATCGAATGGGCTACCACGGCAATCAATGCTGTCAAGAACGTGCGAAGCGTGCTTGACAGCTATATTTTCAGGCGCGAATGGCTGCGCAGGCTGTGGGCCGGTTGCGCCCTGTACACCTATGAATCGGCCACCTATCAACTGAGCGCCATCACGGTTGAAGATGACTGGTACACGGACGAGCTGGACAACATCATGCTGGACGAGAACGGCATTGTGTTGATCGTGGAATAAAGGAGGGACACGGATGATAGCAACCGCGCCAAACCTGACAGACAGGGGGAAAAGCCTGCTGCTGCGGGCCATCGCCGGGGAGGCAATCACGTTTACCCGGTTCAAGGTCGGCAGCGGCACGCTGCCGGAGGGCGAGACCGGGGACGGCCTGAACGACCTGGTTCACCCCGAATTGGCCTTTGCCATCACGGACATGGACGATACCCAGGAGGGACTATTGGCACTGACCGGCGAGTTCGACAACGAGGAGGTTGAGGAGGACTTCGCCTGGCGGGAAATGGGTATCTTCGCCCGGGGAGAGGACAATATCGAAATCCTGTACGCCTATGCCAACGACGGCGACAACGCCAGCATTGTCCGGCAGCTCAACACCGACGTGCTGACGATCCAGACCGTGACAATGATTATCGCCATTGGCGAAGCGGAGAACGTGACAGCGGTATACAGCCCCCACCGGCAATACGCGCTGGCCGACGATCTGAACAACCACACCGCCAACAAGAACAACCCCCACCAGGTCACCAAGGAGCAGATCGGGCTCAACAATGTTCCCAATGTCGCGCCCAAAGACCTGGAGATTCCCTTCACCGAGGCGCAAGCACAGGAGAACATTGCCAGCGGCGAGAAGCTGTCGGTGCTGTTTGGAAAGATCAAAAAGGTGATTTCAAGTGTCATCGCGCACCTGAATAACACGGACAACCCCCATAACGTCACGCTGGCGACGGTGGGCGGAGCCGCGCAAAACCATAAGCACGGCGCTGCCGACATTAACGCCGGCACGCTTGACCTGGCTCGCGGCGGCACGGGCGTCAACAGCCTGTCTGAATTAAAGGCGCTTATCGGCACCAACGCCGTGATGAGCATATACGTGGGCAACGGGACGGTGAAGCGCCTGATCGACGTGGGCTTCCAGCCGTCGGCTGTCATACTGATGAACGACCACGGCCAGACCTGGGACGATACGCTGGGCGTCTGCGGCGGGATGGCGATTGGCATTAACGGCCTGCGCGACAAGGCCAGCACGTTGCCAGCCCACGCGACCGCCTGGGACGATGACCACACCGCCCTGCTGATCGACGAGGACGGCTTCTATGTGAACTCGGTAACCGGCACGAATGCCGAAGAGAGCATTGCGACCAACGCGCAGGATATGATCTACCGCTACATTGCGTACAAATAAG